AGCTTTACCTACAGTTCCTATGGTTTCAATCAAATTGGCAAATGCTTCTACTAATTTATCTCTTATAACCACACCCAATGAATCAAAAGTGCCTTCCGTGTCTCTTGCGCCTGCTAAGAACTCTGAAAATCTGCCAGACACCGATTCAAGGGCAGGTAAAAATGCACCCATAATTCCTGCAACCAGGGCATCAAATTGCTTTTTGATTCTATTGGTTGCGTCCGCAAAGGCTTCGGTCTGTTTGATAGTGTCTCGGCTTATCAACATTCCTAGATTTTCTGCTTCTTGAAAGAAACCTTTTAATCCTGCTGAACCTTCTTTTAAGGTGGCTACTAAAGCTACACCTTCCGAGTCAAAGAATTTAAACGCTAATCTAACTTGTTCAGCACTATCTGATGTGTTGGCAATAGCGTCTGCAACATCAAATAAAACTGACTCTACATTTCTTAGGCTGCCGTCATTATTAAATAACTCAATACCAAGATCTGCCAGGGCTTGTTTTGCTTCACCTGTTCCTCTAGCGGCTTCTGCCGTCCTTCTTATGAACCTTTGTAGGCCCATGTCTAAGGCTGTAACTTTTACACCTGTTTGTTCGGCCGCAAAACGTAATTTCTGTAAAAATAACGGATCTATGCCTAATTTTTCGGACGTTTTTCCGATTTTATCAAGCATAGTGGTGTATCTAGCGACAACGAGCGATACCGCACCAACGGCGGCCGTTATGCCTAGGGCAACCTTACCAAGACCTTTACCGATGCCTGCGGCTAAAGATCCTATTTTAGATAGTCCTGATTGTAGTTTTTTTAATGGTCTGCTGAACTTATCTACAGCAGATATAACCATTTTAAACTTTTCCACTTTTGTTTCTATCCTCTAATATTTTTATATACGCCATCCACCCAAGGAACTCGTCTATCGTTATCACGCCTAACTCCTCAATGGTTTTACCCAATCTATCTGCTAATGCGTATTGCGCGAATAAATCCGCATCAGCTTCTATTTTTTTTCAGCAGTCTCCAAATCATCAGTTCCCATTATCCAGGATCCAACTTTTGTCATAACTCCTACATCAACACTATTTAAAAGTTTATGCTTGTCGTCCATAGTGAACATTTTGTCTCCGTTTTCATCCAATGCCTTATGTATTAAGGCATAGGCCAACAGTTCCAATTCGTTATTTTTGGATAACCTATATAACTTTTGACTTTCGTTAAGTGTTAAAGGTTTTGCATAGACAACTAAAGGGCCACTCTCATCGCCCCATTCTTCAACGCTCAAAGATTTAACGTCTTGTGCGTTGAAGTGGGCGACCGCTTGTTCTATTGCGCTCATATTCTTACACCGTTGCTGTAGTTACTGCGCCTGTGTAGGTCGCACTTATACTAGCTTCAACCATGCCGTCAAAAGATCCTGTTATGGATTTTGACGTAACTAAAGCCGTTCCTGTGTAATAAGTGTCACTTGAATCTGCCCCTTCGGGATAAAGAACTAAAGTTACAGATGTTCCTGGTGCTAATGCAACCTGACCATTTGTATCAGTCTCATCCCAATAGACTTCAATTGACGCATCAGCAGATGTTAGACCTGCAAGATAAGTCCTTGCTGCATCTCCCATTGCTGTATCTTCAATTACATCAGCTTGAGTATTTAAAGTCCATGAACGAACTTCTGCTACTGTGTTAGAGCCATTTTTGACTAGCCCACTTTTTCCGCTATGAGTTGCCATCGTTATACCTCGTTTGTTTTATTATTTTTACTTACAGACTTAGAGGATTTACCCTTTTCAGTCCAACCTTTACTTTTCAAATACTCCACCTGGTCAATGTGTGCATCAATGCTATCTTTGCCATCGGGAGAATATAAAATTGCCATTTTTTACTCCTTACACCGCCGTTTGTGGTGCATTTTCAATAGTCATGTATTGAACGATATAAGTCATGGAAACGCTTGCAACAGGCTTTTCTCCTTCTCCATCGTATTCAATTTCTGTAGATTCTAAGTATGAGTTTTTGGCCAGGCCGTTAAGCGTGACATCATTACCCAGGGCCGTTTCAACTTCTGCCGCTACGGTATCAATCGTATCGTCATAGTTGCTTACAGCTTTTACATAGCCTTCTATAACTAAAGATAAATTTCTTAAAACAGTTCTCGTACTACCTATGGTCTGTGCTTCGCTTTCTTCTGACTTCGTATAAATCAACAATCCTGGAAGGTTTGCCGCTCCCATGGGATATACCCTGGATTGATAAACCTTAGATCCTGTAGTGGTTAAACCTGTAAGGGTTGTGGCCGCTCTTTCTCTTAATTGTTGTCTAACGTGCGCCATTATTGTTGCTCTAACACTAAGGCTGTTACGCCTGTGCCGTCTGGTTGTACGCTAACTATGTTATAAGTAATACTGCTTATTTGAATCGTGTCGCCGATTTCAACATTAGTCATATCGGAACTTCTGCCTGTAGCCACAGGTTGAGTTCCTTCTACTTCTGTTCCAAATCCAGGATCTATTGCAAAATATTCTTTATTAAGTATCACGTTAATAGACGAACCAGATCCATTGATGGTAATTGTTGCGGAACTACCATGTGAATCCGTTTCAAAATATCCTGCTAGATCTGACGCTGATTCTAAAGCCATTACTTAGCCTTTTTTTTAGGTGCCTTTTTAACGGCCCTATCTTTTGTTGATTTAGGCTTATCGGAAACATCGCTTGCGGTGCCGTTACTAATGAACTGCCTAGCTTCGGCAGTAGAAACTTCTACTACGTCATTTTTTTTACGCATGATGCCGCCTATATAAGCGTTCATCTCCATTTTTATTTGTGCCATTTTTACTCCTTTGAAAGAGGGGAGCGAACTCCCCTCAAATCAAACTAATTAGACAGTTATATCCTTAATTGCCGCGAAAGCATTGGGGATTCTTACTGCAACATCACAGTCTTGGAAGAACGCGATTCTAGTTCCGCCAGATGTGCTTAATGATGCGCTGTCAACAACTACGTCAACACCTGACCAAAAACCAAGCATAACTTGTGAGAAATCGCCAAGAATTAAAGCGTGGCAAGATCCAGAAGTTGATCCTTTAGTTAATGTGCTAGGCACGTTAGTTGAAACGGTTACGTTGTGTCCTAAGATAGAATTACTATCGTTTAGGATAAAGTTACCTTCAACACCTGAACTCTGTCTTGGTATTTGTCTCATCGCACCCTGTACGCCAGGAGTTGTTGCGAAATTTAAAGTACCAGTAAGAGCATTGTCAGCAGCAATAGCAGCTTCCATGTCAACGATCTTAGCGTAAGTAACAGCACCACCGTTTGTTCCAATAGCAACAACGTTAGTGTCTGATTCTTCTAAG